AGAAGAACTCGAGCGAGCCGACCGCGTTGCTCACGACCCCGAGCCCCTCGATGAGGTCGATCTGCCAATCCGCGATCTGGACCTGCCACGGCAGCGAGACCTGTCCGAGCTGCTCCATCTTCTCGCCGAGCGCCACCTGACTGGCGAGGAGCTTGCCGCTCGACGTGTCCGCGAATGCGTTGGCTTGACCGTCGACCATCCGGAACGCGTTGCCCAGCGTCTCGGCCGCGTTGGCGCCGAGCTTGAGGCCGGGGATGAGCGACTTCAACCCCTTGCTGTTACCGCCGTACGCCTTGGCTACCGCGTCACTGGCCGTCGCGAGGCTCACGTTACGAGCCCGCGCGATGTCCATCGCTCCGCGCTGGAGGTCGAGCGCCTTCGTCACGTCCTTGGTGACCGCGACGATGGTCGCGAGGTTCTCGCGCTGCTCGTCGTCCGAGAAGCCGAGCCGCATCCGTGCCTGAAGCACCCGCTCGATGGCGTCGGTGTTGCCGTCCCACGCGTTGACGTTGTCGTCGAGCGCCACGCCGAGCTTGCGGATCGACACCTCCTCCTCGGCGGCGGCCTTCGACGCATCGCCGAGGAAGTCGCCAAGCCCACCGATGGCCGACGACAGGGCGTTGATGCCCATCATCGCCACCCCGGCCCCGGCCCCGATGGCGAGCCCCTTGGCGCTCTGCCGCTGGAGCTTGTCGAACTTGTCTCTAATGCGATCAAGTTCGCTGGATGCCTTGCCTACGCCGGTGGTGCCGACTCCGACTCTGACGTTGTTTGGCAAGAGATGACTCCTGTAAAATGAGCGTGTGCAGGACCGGCAGGGCTACAAGCGCGCCTGGTATCTCGCGCACCGAGCCGAGGTCCTCGCCAAACGCGCTGAATATCGAGATCAGCACCGCTCCGAGATCGCCGACTATCTCGCTCGATATGGACGAGACAACCGGGACCGTCTCAACGCGTACAGCCGGGAATGGCGTGGTCTTAATCCCGAGAGCGGTGCGGAGACAGCCCGTGCGTACGCCTCGCGAAATCGGGAGCGAGGTCTAGAGCGTCAACGGCAGTGGCGTCTAACTAACCCTGAACTGGCACGCGAAGGCGTTCGACGTCGCCGAGCGCGGGTTCGGCACGCCTTCATAGCACCCGTTCGAGAAGCCGAGATCGCAGCCCGCGACCAGTGGAGATGCCGACTCTGCGGCGGCCGGGTATCGGCGGCTCGCAAAGGCCCGCACCCGCTAAGCCCATCCATCGACCATGTCATTCCGCTGGCGCGAGGCGGGACACACGAGCCAGCCAACGTGCAACTGACACACTTGATCTGCAACCAGCGGAAGAGCACTCGCGTTGCTTAGCCGGCTTCCTCCATCGCCGCGGCGCGGCGTTCGATGTCGGCCCGCATCTCGTCGACCGGGTCAGGCTCGGGCAGGGTGTCCACCCACAGCCCGATGAGCGTGAGCATCAGCGGTACGGGCACGCGGAACATCCCGGCCGCGGTCGGCGGGAGGTTGCCCGTCGCATCGACCAGGTTCCACGTCGGACGCGCGAGGGTGGCGAACAGGTCGTACAGCTTCGTCAGCGCGACGATGGCCTCGGCGCCCTCAGCCTGTTCAGCGGCGGCCACCTTGGCGAGCACGCCGAACTGGACGAGTGCGGAGTTGATCGTGTCGACCTCGCACAGGACGCCCGCGTACGGACGCCCGACCTCGAGCGGAACCCTTCCTCCGACAGCGAACACTTACGTCCAAGCGGCGGCGGTGCCCGACGACAGTTCCCAGTTGCAGGTGCCGATCAGCGAGCCGTCCGCTCCGAAGGCGAGGTTGTAGCCCGTGGTCACGGCGGTGAACGTCAGGGTCGCGGGGCCGGGGAACACGATCACGAACGTCTTGGAGCCGGGGGTCTTGAGGGTCGCGTGGCTCTGGCTCGCCGCCGTGTTGAAGGCGAACGTGAGCGTGCCCGTGCAGTCGGCCCGGAGCATGATCTTCTCCATCGCCGACTTGTCGAGGCCGGTGACGTCCTGCGTCCCGTGGGGGGTGTCGACGTTGAAGCTGAGCACGTCGTTGCTGATGTTGTTGCCGGCGATCGTCGTCGACGTCGTCAGGCCCGAGACTTTCGCCACTCTGGGTACTCCGTTCTGCTACAGGTTGGGGTTGCTGAGATACCGGATGAAGTTGCAGACCACGAGCGAGGTCCCGTGGACCCCTCGGCCCTGGAGCCGAACGTACTGGCGGACGGTCGCGTTGACCGCTCCCTGCACCCGCTCGACGCCCGGAGCGGTCAACGCGGCGAACACCATCCCGGTCACGTCGAGGAACGAGATGTCGTCGTCCGAGTCCTGTACGGCGAACGTCGCGGTGCCCGACGGCATCGTCAGGACGTGGAGGTAGGCCGCCGCCCCGAACAGGGTCGACACGGCTCCGAGGTTGATGCTCGAGCCGTTGACGGTGCCGGTGGCGAACGACTGCTTGCCGGTCGTCAGCAGCCCGTCTCCGGTGCCGCCGCCGGACCATTCGAGGCCGTAGCCGTTGGCGGTGAAGTTCGACCCCACGACGAGCGAGCCGTCCGCGCCGAAGGTCGGCGAGAGGGTGGCCTGCTTGGCGACAAGCGACGCCCCGACGTCACCGACGGCAGTGCCCGACGAGGTGCCGTGGAAGTACGTCACCTGGATGTCGGTGCGCGGGATCGCCGCGAGTACCGGGTGCGAGGTGGCGAAGTCCCAGTACGCTTGGAAGGCGAGGTTGCCGTCCTTACGGAGGAGCACGCGGTCCATCGCCTGCTGGTTGATGGCGGGGACCGGGAAGTTGGCTCGGGACACGCCGATCTCGGACATCTCGCCGATATCGCCGGACAGGTCCGTCGTCCCGACGATGAGGCCGGAGCCGAGCCCGCTGAGTTTCGCCATGTGCTACTCCAGTCCCTTGGTGAGGTTCGCCGTGATGAGCGGGCGGGCGCGGTAGACGGCGCTCTTGACGGATCGGAAGGGATGCCAGCGCCGCTCGATGGTCGCCGCGGCCGCCTTGGTTCGGATGGCGTCTTCCTTCGACATGCCATCGGTGTTGGCGGACACGACGGCCCATGTCCCCCAGCGCTTGCCGCTGTAGGACTCGGTCCGTCCGACGATGTGCTTGGCCGTCCAGCCGACCGAGTACGGCATCGGTCGACTTGCGATCTGGCCTCGGACCTCGCGCTCCATCCAGGCGGCGAGTTCGTCGTTCATGTCGCGGACGTTCTGGCGCAGCGTCTTGCCGGGATCGCGCTTGAAGAAGTTGCCCTCGAGGGTGACCTTCGTCGTAACGGCAACCATCAGGACGCGATCGGATATTCGACGTAGGCCAGGTCGAGCTGCCATTCCGGGACGACGTGCCGGGCGTTGGCGATTGTCAGCATGTCCGGCTCTCCGTATCCGAGGTCGAGGTCGGTCACGTTGCCGCCGAGCTGGCTGTCGCCCTGGATGCGGGTCCGCACCTGCCCCGCGAGCAGTTGCATCTCGATATCGACCGCGGTCACCTGTTCCTCGGACAGGTCCGTCAGCGGCCACGCCGCGGCGAGAACGAACCGTTGGCCGACCATCTCACCATTCAGCACCGCGGGCCCGCCCATGTTCGGCGGCTCGCACTCCCCGGCCCAGTAGTAGCGGAGCTGCCGCCCGCGGGTGGCAAGGATGCCCCGGTCGACGTCGAGCAGCGGATCGGTCAGCGCCGCGCCCGCCGCGACGAGGTGCGCCTGCAACACGACGAGCGCGGCCGGGATGTCCGCCATCAGTACGTCCCGAGCAGCATCAGGTCGGACAGGCCGCGGCGGATGATCGTGTCCTCGCCCTCGGTCGTCGCCTGCCCTGGGATGTCCAGCCCGCCCGACGTCCCGTCGGCTCCCGCGTCGCGGGCCTTCCAGCGCCGCATGAAGAGCCGCAGGGCCACGTCATGGACGCGCGAGTCGTACGAGTAGCGGGTGATGGCGGTCGTGTCGGCGTGGGTCGCCGCCGTAGTGCCGTTGACGCCCCGGACGACGGTCGCCGTGGTACCGGACATGGCGTACAGGTAGAGCTGCTCGGTCTCGATCTTCAACGTCATGCCGGGGTAGATGAGCGGCGTCGCCGACGTCGTGAAGGTGGTCGCGGTGGTCCCCACGGACAGCCCTGACGCGACGGTGGTCCCGGTCGGGAGCGTGACGTCCTGGTGGCCCCACGAGCTCGCCGCGGGGGTGGCGATAGTGCGGTAGCCCGAGCCGAACAGGGTCACGCTACCGCGCTGGTGGAGGATGACCTTCCGCCAGGGCGGCGAGAAAGTAGTCGGTCGTCAGGGTGGCGGTGACAGGGGTGCCGCCGGTCACCGACGCAACGGACAGGGTCGGCAGGGATAGGACATCGTCGCGCAGCAGCAGCTCGTTGGAGCCATCGCCGTCGTAGTAGTTGACCCCGGTCCGCGGGCCGAAGCCCGAACCGAAGCCCGAGCGATGGCACACCGAGTCGATGCGCCGGCTCACGCTGTCGAGGATCGAGAGCTTGAGCGCGACGACGCCCGCCGCTTCCGCGGCGAACTTCGTCGCCCCGCCCGAGGTGATGTAGTCGTTCGCCTCGGGGACGGTGGCGTAGACGTGCGCCATCAGGCCATCGCGTAGGTGAGCGGCTGGTTCTGGGTGTGGTACACGGTCACGTCGTTGGTCGACGTGGTCGTCACCTTGAGGAAGCCCGAGTAATCGACGCCCTGGAGGTTGTAGTAGGTCCCGGCCGCTTGCGAGGCGGGCACGGTGATGAGGACCCCGGTCGCGTCGGACACGGTGAACAGGGTCGCGACGGTGTTGTTGACGAGCACCCCGCCGAGCCGCCCGCTGCTGCCCGAGACGTAGCTGCCCGCGGCGACGCCGATGGTCACGGTGTCATTGCCGCCAGCGATGATCCAGCCCGCGCCGGTCGCGGAGGTGACGCTGCGGAAGATCTTGGTCCCGGTGGCGACCGTGTCGGCGAGCGGCGTGATGACCTCGGACAGGGCGTTGCCGGACAGGTCCTTGCCGACGATGGTGATGGTGCCGAGCGTGTCGGTGCCGGCCGCCACCGTCGCGTGGGTGACGGTGATGAGCGCGCCGCCCGACCACACCGGCGACGCGTTGGCGATGGTGTAGGTCGAGTTGATCATGCTGGCGATGGTCACGATCCGGTTGGCGACGGCGGCCGTCGTGGCGGCGGTGTTGGTCGCCTTCATCGCCGCTTCTCTCCCGGTGCCGCCGTGGCCTGCTCGACCGGCGGATGCACCCGTTCGACCTCACCGAACATCTCGGGGAACGCCTTGACGACGGGATGGTTCGAGTCGAAGTTCTGGCCCTTCACGACCTGGACCGACCGACCCTCCTTGAGGACCTTGCCGGGGAACGTGTTGCCGGTCTTGTCGTCGATGGGCGGGCCGGTGACGTCCTTCTCGAGACGACCGACGAACGACTAGATAGCAATGACCATTGCCACGTTGGACTCCTTGACTAGCGGGATGGATGGAGGGCCGGGGAAGTCCCCCGGCCCTCTGCTACGGCCTAGTTGATGTTGATCTGGCGTCCGGCGTCCGCATTGAGCGCGCGCGCGGTGTTACGCCAGAGGGCGAGGATCGCGCGCTGCCCGGTGGGCAGGCCGTTCGTGTTGACCGTGTTCTGGATGACTTCGACGTTCATCCCGACCCGGTCCAAGATCATGTAGTTCTTGGGCGAGACGAGGATGCCGACGATGGTGTCGTCGCCGGTCACGGTGACCGGGGCCGACGGGGTCTCCCAGACCGGGTAGCCGAGGAGGTTCAGGCCGGTGTTGCCACCGGGGTTGTTCTGCGGGTCGCCGACGGCCGGGTAGCCGAGGGTCGAGTTGAAGTACTTGCCGTACGCCGTCTCGAAGCCCTGGACGATGCGGATGACGCCACGCGAGAGCATCCACACCGCGTCCCGGCGATGCCGGATCGGGAGGGCGGCTTCGGTCGCGTCGAGGTCGGCCACCGCGAACACGTTGTCGGTGATCGTCTCCTTGACCGTGAACGTGTCCTTGACGAACATGCCCAGCGGATAGACGGTCGTGCCGACGCCGATGGAGAACTGAGCCTCCTCGAGCGTGTCCTTGCCTTCCTGGATGAGGTTGGAGATCTCGCTGACGATGTTGGGGTTGTCCTGGAGCGTCTCGTACGAGACGGTCACGTAGCTCGACGCGCGCTGGGCGGTCAGGCTGGGCCGAGCGAATGTCGGACCGGCCTCGGTGACCGCTAGAGCTTCTGTCTCGTAGATGGCCGGAACGGCCCCGACCGAGACGCCCTGCCAGTTGTTCGAGCCGACGATCTGCTCGACGCGGCAGACCTGGCGGAAGGGGTTGATGTTCGTCCACGCGCCCGTCTTGATGAAGGTCGGGTCGAACGTGTACGGCAGCATGTACCC